CATAATCTTTACTCCATGCATTTTCTTCAGTTAAATGTTTAGGCTCGGTCAATCTTCCGAAGTGGTCTATTGCTAAATCTCCGAAATCATTAAACCAATCATTCTGACACCACAAAGAACAAAAGTTTCCATTGCCATAATAAAAAGAACTTCTTCTTCTAGTTTGGAAAGTTTTATTTCCTTTAACTCCTTTTAATCTGTCCTTTGTATTATGAGTATGGCATTTAGTACCTTGACACAATTTTAATTCACTCATCTTTATTCTCTCTTATTTCTCCAATTACTTTTGCGTGGCTTTGCAAAACTTTTTCAAGTGTTGAAATTCTTTGTTCTAACTTGTCAACTACTTTAAATAATATCTTTGTCTGTTCTTTACATTCTTCAATTTGTTTTGATTTCATTCCCTTTTGCTTTCATAAATGATTTATGTAATTGCTGTTGTTTAAATAACTCTCGGTCTATTCTTCTTAAGTTCATTTCTGAAACTATAAAAAGAATAAATCCGAAAGCCATTAAAAATATTCCAATGTATAAAATAATATTATACATTAAAAGGGCATTTCTTCTTCAATTGGTTTTTTTACTTCTGGATGTTTTTCATAATAACTTCCATTTTCAACTGACTTGTTATGATGTGTGCATACTGATTCAAGAACAGTATCTATATCACTTGCTAGAAAATAACTTTGATTATCTCTATCATTAAGTTTTTCAAGATAGACTTTAAAAGTCATAGCTTTTTCTATTGTGTCGGCATTTTTAATAACTGAAAAACTTTGACTATCTCCATAAGTATTTTTTTCAATTACTAACCAAACTTTTTTTGTGTTCATTTTACTTTTTCCTTTCATTAAATTAAACATAAGTGGGATTATATGTTATAATCCCACCCAAGTCAAGAAGTTTAATTTACAACTCCAGATTGTTGCCTTTCATACAATATTCTAGCTTTTATTTTATCCTCTCTACTGAAATTTTTATTTTTCATTCCTTTAATCCTTTCAGCAAGATTTTTAGGATTGTAGATTACAAGACCAGTAGAATTACATCTAATAACTTCATCTTCTTGAACATTTAATCCAAGTTCAGAACAAAGTTCCAATGCCTCATCTAAATATCTATAACCTTTTAAACCCATTTTGATTTCTTTCATTTGTTCCAAAACAGATTTAATCCATTTAAAATGTGCCATGATTAATTGTCCTTTTTTCTGTTGCCACATTTCAAAAGTTTTAAATTCCTCTCTTGAAACTGCAATCTGTCTATCACGACAATATTCACGACCAATTAAATCTAACTCATATTCCTTATCCCATTTGTCAGCATAAGAAGTTAGATTATTTTTACCACTTGTTGTTCCAAGATATTTATCGTTTGCGTCTTGGTATTTTGTCCAATGTGGATTGTTATCTTTTCCCTCCATTTCAATAGTAATATCTGGATTACATTGGTCTTGTGCTTTTAGTTCATCACGAAAATAAGCATAGCCAAAATCTCTACTTTGTGGTCTATAACTTTCCTCATTTTCTTGTCTATCAACTCCATCTAAATCTCCATTTAAACGAAAATCAAAATGTTTAGTGATGTACTTATCTTCTTCATCTTTTTCTTCTGGTTTTCCCATGTAGCCAAAATGAAAGCAACTATCTTTCGCAATAGTATTTACATTAGGATATTTGGCTTGAAGATAATGTGCCATGTCAACATCTTCTTTTGGATATTGTCTTTCAACACACACTTTCGCAAGTTCCCAAGTTTTATCTTGGTGTGCTTTAAAGTTTTCTCTCTCTTGAAAAAACTTTTCTTTTTCTTGAGTATCTTCTTGCTCAATGTGAACTTTCATTCTATTGGCAACTTTATTCCGATACTCTTGGTTTAGTCTTATTCTACTCATTTTTATTCTCCTTTTTTTATGGGATATTATATGAAATAAAAAACAAGTCAAGGAAAAATTTTTCTTTTTTTTAGGGTGGGCCCTCCCTAAAAATTTCAAGCCATCAAGCAGAAAATTTTTTTCTTGACTTTAGTTATGGGATATTATAAGACAACATTGATCAGGTGTTGTTAGCTGAGGGATATTAACCTCTATAACACAGGTCGCGATTCTGCACGAATGGGATTGTAAAGGGCTTAAGATCTTTACAAGGAAGATCCTCGCCTGCGTAGTACAACAACTGATCCCTGATCCATTGGGCTATTGGTTTGATCCCGATGTTACTGATGGATCTGGGATCAGGAATTATGGATGATGAATGGACTTACTGTGAAGGGTGCCAAGATTGGTTTCTGGATAATGAAGATTGTAACTGCGAACAATAAAAAAAATAAAAAATGATAATAAGGTCTCAAGCTACAAGCGCTCAAGCGGGTGGGCCCGCCCAGTATATATTAACCGCCATCCCCAACCACCGGCCAAGGATATAGGATTTTCTGAGATAAGTCAAATCACAAATTGTTACAAGAATAATTAAAAATAATAAGGTTGACGGGCTCAGGCGTCTGGGATATACTGGGATTAACAAAGGAGAAATAATGAAGTTCGAAAAACCCAAAAAGAAAAAAATCGATTGGTATGGTAAACAGGTGAGCGTCCCATTTGATTGTCAAATATATCCAGAAAAAAAAGTTGTTATAGCTAATCGCTTCAGCGGTCAGGAGACAACGATGCCCGGCTACGCCGCAGCTGTTTACGATACCATCATCGGGGCCGAGCGCTTTGAAGACTGGGACACGGTCAGAGCTGGTCTGGATTGGTTCAAGCAATATTTTGCTGCCCAATACATGGTGGTCCTGGACTGATGGAGCTAGAATATAAAATAATTTACCGGATTGGTGGGGACATCCCCATCAATCCTGCCTGGATCGGGGAGCAGCTGGACCTGAGCGTCCAAGCTCTTCAAAAACAAATAGATAAAAAAAATTTAGATGGAACTCACAAGCTAGTGATCAAGCTTCCGGAGGGGTGGGCCCTCCCGTAAAGAATCAGGGTTCAAGCCTTCAAGCTTGACAGGTCTCAAGCCATGGGATATTATAGGATTTATGTTTAAAAAAGAAGCTAACAAAATAACCGGAGGGCTGTCAGCTCCAGGCAAGATGCCTGAGGGCTCGTATAACCTGCCGGCCAGAGCGTGTCAGACTGGAGCTAAGCTGCGCCAGATCCCGGGCACGCCGTGCTATGGCTGTTATGCCTTCAAGGGCCGTTACAATTTTTCCAATGTTAAGGACGCCTTAACCAGGCGGCTGGAATCATTAACACATCGAGACTGGATTCCCGCTATGGTTGCACTCATTAAAGGCAAGAAGCATTTCCGCTGGCATGACTCCGGGGACCTGCAGAGCGTGCAACATCTCATTAATATATTCGAAGTGTGCAAGCTTACGCCTGACACCCTGCACTGGCTGCCAACTCAAGAGCGCAAATTTTTGCCATTAAATACTGATAGTATACCAAAAAATTTAATTATAAGATTAAGCAATGCAAAGAATGACACGAAGCCCGGCCGAAGCTGGGACCACTGGTCAACCGTGGTGACGACGCCTAGAGCTGGTCACGTGTGCCCGGCGCCTAAACAAGGCAATGTTTGCGGCAGCTGCCGCGCGTGCTGGTCTAAAGATGTAAAAGAAATTCAATATAGAATTCACTAATGGAATTTAAACACCCGAAATATTATGCAGAGATCAGGAAGCAGCGAAGGCTGCAAGCTCTCAAGCAACAAGCCTACAAGCCCTCAAGCAGGGTCACGGAAGGGGCGAGGCCACAAGCTAAGGGTTCAAGCTTCAATCCTAAGTCAACAAGCTCAAGGATCCGGGAGCCCGAATAAAGTCGGAAGTGCCCAAGCTCCCGGGAGCAGGCAACAAGCACATAGGAATTTCTGGGATGCTTAATGTGAAAGGATATTTGGTGCGGGGATAGACGCACAAAATAGGGTTTTTTAGGGGAGGTTACTTTTAATTCTACTGTAAAAAAGGTGCCACTAGGAGAGTAGCCCAAAAGATCAGGAGTGCCGAATAAAGCCCAATTTTCCAGCCTTGTCCACGTAATTCTTTTAGACTCATTTTTTAATTTCTTCCAAAGTTGTCGCTCTAACATAGGTGGTCTAACTACCCCTAGAGAGAGCTACAGTTTTCCAATTATTTTATTCATCCTAGCTCTTTCTGGTTCGGCTACGAGAACTAATCTGTGAGTCTCATGGTCTCCAACTAATCTATTTTCTAACAAATTAATTTCCTTAATGTCCATCATCTGGCCATTAGGAAGCTGAATTTGCACCCTTGCGTTACCGCTAACAGGGCTCATAAAAAACTTATCTAAAGCTTGTCTGAAGTGCTTTCCATTTATCATTCTAATTTGCATTATACAAGAAATATTATATAATCGCAAGATTATGTCAGGACCAAAAAAGAGATTAACACCAATGCAAATAAAGTTTTCCCAACTCATAGTCTATGGAGTTGACGGCGCTCCTGTTACCAAAACAGAAGCAGCCAGACTGGCAGGCTACTCTGACGCTGCAAATGAAGGGTCTAAAATGACCAATCCAAATAAATACCCGCTCGTATGCGCCCACATAAGCAATTTAAGAGATGAAGTAAGAGAGAAATACGGCATCAGCTTTGAAAAACATTTAGAAGAACTCGGAAACATTAGAGATAGAGGTAAAAAAGACAATAGGAATCTGGCAGCTGCAGCCACTACTGAAATAGCCAGAGGCAAAGTAGCTGGATATTATATAGATCAAAAGATTATTAGACACGGAAAGATTGACGACCTCAATCTCGATCAACTGTATGAAAGAATGAAGACAATCAAACAGAAGAACGAGAAAGTGATAGCAGCTAAAAAACTACTATCTAAAGATTAATTATCTTTACTAGACATCCCTCTTCTCTAACTTCAACACACATCCCATCGGCATAACATTTCTATCTGAAAATACTTCGTCTTTCGTATCAAAACTACTAAAGGTCCAAATAAACTTTTTATTTTTCTTATACACATACGCAAAGGTAATCATCGTAGCGCACTCAAACTTATTAAATTCCTCCGCTGTAGCATGACCTGCGTCGCCAGTTATATCGATCCACTGGATCTTATAGAAATAATATTTTTTCTTATTAATAACTATGTGTTTGTACTTAGACTTTTTTCTTTTTGGCATATCTATGTATACCCTCCCTCCTATAAATTATAAATTAAAAAGAGTGAATCATGTGCGCGCGTCCCTTAAAGTGTTGGTATTGCTTGCTTTTTTGCATAATTGTATCTTTTGTATCCAATTGTATCCTGACCAAAGATACAATTTTGAGCGAATAAGTGTTGGTATATAACAATTCTAGCTTTTGTACCAATTGTAACCACTTTTAAAAAAAAATAAAAAAAATATTTTTATTTTATAGAGAAAAAGGTATACATAGGGTACAAATGCAATTAATGGCTAATTTACTATACTTTTTGATCATTTTTTGTATCTTTTGCGTTTGGATTCTGGCTACAATTTTTATAATATTCGTCAACTTTGCGAAGGAATGCATGTTGATGACCTACAAATTCCTTATCCGACACTTCAAACTTCTGAAAGAAGCCATCTTTTGAGCACATTAGAATTATTCCAGACTGTATCTTCGTACGGTAAATATAGTTATGGGCCATCGCATAGGCCCCAAGTTGGATGAAGTAGTCCTCTATCCATTCTCTTCTTTTGGGCTTGTTGGTTTGTTTGAAGTCTATTATACTTTCGCGCCCGTTATAAATTCCCACTACATCAGTCGCACCAGCGTACAAATCTGGGTAATATAGGGTAACCTCACTGCCCCATATTTCATTTAAGTCAATTAAACCGTCACTAATAATCTTTTTGGCCATGGGTTCTGCTTCCTTGCCCACTGACGTCAGGTCCTTGTGCCCTGTTCCCCGAATATAAGCGTCCAGATACGTGTGCATGGCTGTACCGCGTAGGGCTGCTACATCTCTAACTCTATCAGCTGCCTGAGCCCCGAGTCTTGCCTTCCAATCCGCTAATGATTTCTTCTTCTCCTCCGACTGGGTTGCGCCAATGATCGTTGTAACACTTGGTAACTTTGTTTGTTCAATATCATAGTGACGTTTTCCATCGATCAGGGACCGTTGAGACTTCGGGTATATAAATTTTTTATTCCACTTCATCCACCCCATCCTAACGCAGCACCGAGTACTATTCCAATAAGCATAAGCGGTATCACTATAGTTAGAGGCCAAAAGTCTAAAAATTCTAATATAAATTTTTTAGTTTTCTTTTTCATTTCCAATACTGCTCCTTCATGCATTTATTCACAGCTATCATCAGCAGAATCCATCGGCCACGTGGCCAGATAGACAGAGACAAAGAGGTTACTAAAGCTGTCCTCATAGAACCACCACCAGCATGTAAATTGATAACAGAGTCATCAAACCTAAAAAGGTGAAGATGAAAACAAATATTTTATCTCTGGGATCTTTCATATTTAATAAATTTTATTGGTTAGAAAATTATAATACGTAGGCATTTGTTTAACCACTCTCATTTGTTTTTTAATCTTATCCAAAATTTGTTTTTTACCTCGCTCCCAACCAGAATGCATAGAGGTAGTATCCCCTCCACATTTTGAATGTTTAAGGCTCATCCAATCTGTTGGGAACCAGTGCATACCATGAGCAATACAATCTAATCCTCCTGGAGTAGGTTCGTAATAAAATTTATTAAATTTTTTATCGCATGCATCCATAAAGCCCTTGTAAATAGTAGGCTCCCCTGTATACAAACCCTTACAATATTCTCTTTCTTGAACATCTTTCCAATATTGCGTATCGTCTCTTTGAGTTAAGGCAAAGTGTATGGCGACAAATTCAGCAAAACTTCTAAACATATCCTTACATTTATAATTAAATGCATCTCTATCGAATCGAGAAACTGTATCTCTTTGTAGTATTCGTGAGAGTTGTAATAGAAATTCATGGACAGTGTACAAACCATTACTCTCTAAGGGTTCAATAAATCCTGCAGCTAGACCAATAGCACATACGTTTTTAACAAAGGGTCTTTGGTGTATACCTACCCTCATTTTAATAGTTTTAAACTCCGAGTTTTTTATTTCATGATTACCTTTTTTTAAGTACTCTTTAAAATCTATAATAGCCTGTTCATCAGAAATATATTTATCGGAATAAACATAACCTGTTCCAATTCTACTCCATAAAGGAATTTCCCAAATCCAACCATTGTCATAAGCGACACAGTTAGTATAGGGCACCACTTCTTTTCTATGATTTTTATATGGAACTTTAGTTGTAACAGCTGAATTATTAGGCAGGATATCTTCATAGCTTTCAAAAGGTTCTTTCAAAGCTTTGTCTATAAGAAGAGCCTTGAATCCTGTACAATCTATAAACAGATCCGCACTAATAGGTTTATGGCCATCCACCATAATCTCTTTGATTCCAGTACTGTCTACGACTGTATTGGTCACATCTCCGACAATATGTTTAACCCCTTTATTTAAAGCATGATTAGATTTTAAATATTGACCAAATTTAATGGCATCAAAGTGATAAGCCACATCTCGTTTAAAATTAAAGCCTAGAAATTTGTTATCTTGATTATCAGTCATTTTATTATTATTGACTAACAACATATTTTTATAATACCATTCTGCATAAGTATGAGCCGGCTCCGTGTCCCCTTCTTTAATTCTATTAAGAACCCAGTCATTGGCTCCCACTACACTTACTCCTGTGTCAGGTTTACCGAACGGGTAGTGAAAGTATTCTCCTTTTTTATAAAAGTCTTGAAAACGAATACTTAGTTTATAAGTAGCATCACATACTCTCATAAAATCTTCGTCTTCAATCTCCAATATACCAAGCCAATTATTAATTTGACCAATAGTGCTTTCCCCTACACCAACCGTTGGAGTGTTTGGACTTTCAATAAGTGTGATATCTTTATTAGGACAAGTTTTAGCCAACGTTGCTGCTGTCATCCACCCGGCTGAACCTCCTCCTACAATAACTATTTTAAAACGCTCCTCATTCATATTTTATAAAAAGTATAGGTTATTGTTAGTTCGTCTCCAGACTCAATGTCTTCAATAGCAAAGAGTCTCCACGTTTTGTAACTGGTCCCATTGTTGATACGAAACACACTCTTAGTACAATTGGGGTCATCCGAATGATTAATGAATCCTCCAAGTGGAGTTCTATATAATTCTTTTCCTATCTGGATATGAGAGATACCAAAGTCATGGCCTCTCTTAATATCTTTCTTAGCAAAGAGTCCAATGTCGTGAATCTCTGATTCTCCGAGTGTAAGTTCTTTAGGGAGTGGATTATACATTAATGTAGGGTTCCTTTTCTTATGTCATAAGGTACAACTTCTATTTCAGCGGCGACTTTCATAATTTTCTTATAGTCTTTCTCACTTAAATGAGTCTTGTAGAGTCTCTGAGAGATAACCATTAGACAGGCTGCAATCATTTCAATAGGGTGCTTCTCACTGAGTAATCGTATCACATGTTCTAAAACTTCATGATAAACTTTATCTTTTATATTCATTTAACTCCAAAGCCTCCCTTTCCAAAAACTTTTTTAGAAAAAATTTTGTCATAGTGATCAATAACAAGTTGTGATTTTTCCTTTTTTACAATTAAATATTTGTGAATCTGTTTTAGGACTCGGTAAACGCCTCGATATCCGACGCGCCATCGATGCTGGTCTTGCCAGGTTTTCTGGTTTGGATAATGTTTCATGTCCCTGACCCCTTCTGCCGTAGTCGTCATCAAGTAATCAATAAGTCTACCATCAACTTGGGGAACTTCCATACGAATGTTCCAAACCTTATGAACTGGTTTTCCTGGTCTGTCATGACGGATTCGATCGCGTTGTACAAACTCAATACTTCCTTCACCGTCTATAATACCTGCAACATAAGACCGTTCGGTCGGAGTCATGTCTCTCATCAACCACTTCCATCCAGTTTAAATAATTTTTCTAACTCTTGCTTGTGCACTAAGTTATCGTATTGTCGGTCCTCTTTTTCTCGAGCCAGTTCCGCTTTAACGTCTTCAATTTCTTTTTGCAAATCCTTGATTTTTTCGGATAACGCTTCGTAGTTCTTTATTCTTTTCATATCTACCTCAGTCAGCATGTCGAACCCTTTCATATAAATGAGTTTTAATATCTTTCTCTGTTTTAATAATAGTTAAAACATCTATCCCGCCGTATGCTTTTGCATAAGCGTTCTGACTAATAGCTACACTGCCACCGCTTGCTAGTAAAGCAAGCTCACTGCAACCTGTGCATGCCCCTAGAATCAATAATAATATCATCACTCGGATCATTAATTTCTCCTTCTGATTCACACAGAGGACATTGTACCACTTTGTCCAATGGTTGATCTACACTTTCTTTAACTGTAAAATAACCATTTCCTTTACAGCGTGGGCAAATCTTAATGTTATTTTTGTTTGTCTTTGGATCTCGCTTTACCATTTTGTCTTTCTATTTCTTTATTAACTAAAATATTAATAGTCCCACTTCGACTTTGAATTATGTGCGGAGTGATGACTTTACGAATCTTATCTAAATTATGATAAGTATCCCTGGCTAGCGAAACATTTTTATATCGACTAATGTCTGTCATGTGTTATACCTCTTTCTGTTGGTTTCATATATCTGTAGGATATATCCCATAATATAATAGCTGTCAATAGTAGTATGAAATATATTTTAATAATCTGGGTGTGTTCTTTTTTAGGGGGTTCACCCGCTTGTTTACCACCCGTGGAATACCCTATACAATTTAATAGTTGGTATGAGTGTTCACGTGGGGCCCACAAAGAGTCCTTACGATTAATGGTTAAAATGGGGTATAAATATGTTAATGAAAATAGACTTGCCATGAAGTATATGTGTAGAGCTGTTGAAACAATTTAATTACTACAATAGTACCCTTGAACGGTGCCTCGTCCATCATTTAAATACCATCCCTGTCTCATGGCATCAAATTTAAAATTAGGAGCCCCATGTTGATCGCCCCATCGATGGGTTGAAAAAATTTCTCTGTATGCATCACCCATGGCCGAACACTCGAAGATGGCAATGGGAGGGCTAAATTCAATAGTGTGTTTTGCTACGGTTCCATTGAAAAGTAATATTATTATTACTAATGTTTTAACCATTCTCCATTTCTTTTTCTCTTCTTTTGATAGGAAGTTCCATTACTCTGTGCACATACGCCGGTTCACGACCTGCATACTCACACACTTTTCTGAAATGGAATCCACCTGTCTTAAACCATGAAATAGCTATACGAGATTCTCTCCAATCCGTACAATAAATTGCGTCATGCGCTGCTTTACTTAAGACAGACACCCAGAGGTCATGCTCTGGAGTTCCTTCTTCTCTTACTTCAGTCAATGATCTCTGGCTGAATATTCCTTTCATCATGTCTCCTGTTCCCCCACCTAATAATTTTATCTGAGTTAGATGAATTTATCTCTATACCCACACCAAATCTTTTCCATGCTTTAGATATATTATTCAGTTCTAAAACTAAAAGAGGATATTGTTTTTTACTTTCTCCGGTAATATTTAATGTTATCTTTCTACTCATTCTAAAGGGTAATATAAGAAATTATAGGATAAATGTCAAGGAATATTATGAACGACCCTGACCAATATATGGCTTATATGAACGTTTTTCAGACTTAGTCATATTTTTTTTATGCCGCCCGATCTTCTTTCTGCTTCTTTCGCGATAGCTATTGACGCCGTAGAGGCCTTTTTTAGCCATTCTCTTTTCGAGTGCCTCCAGTTAAGATGGAAGTGTTCTTTCCCTCCTTACCGATAGGTATATAACTAATTACCCCATTAACTTTTTGTTCTGTGTCCCCACCACAATTCATACATCTATAAAAATTTCTATGAAGGGATACAAAAATTGAAGGAGTTTCACATATAGGGCATTTTCCATTAGTAACTTCTGCACTCACATTAAATCCCTTTCCAAAAATATCTTTTCCACTGTTGGTCATCTGTTTTCCTGTTGTATTTAGTTTTATCTTCTACCACACGTTGATGATAGGGTCCATCACTTAAATCTTTGGCTATGGGGTTCTTTCTTCTATTTTTTTTTAGGAAAAAAGCATAATGCTTTCTATTCATTAATTCAATATAAGTTTTTTTATGGATTTTTCACCCATATAAATTTCAGTTTCTGCTTTAGACTTTATACATTTATAGGAAACAGTCTCGCTGTACTGTCTTTCCGCGTGGCGCTTGCCACGAAGGCATTCGGACATTGAGGGCTGGATACGATGTTCCTTAATTTCATTATTTACAAACATTAATAAAGCTATCACAATCTCTTCCATTATGGAGTACTCCCGTTAGTAAAATCTCTTTGTTTATCCTTAAGTTTTTCTACATCTGTTTGTAGTTTTTTTACTTGTTCATCTAAAAATTTTATCATAACTTCATTATGGATTCCAGCTTCCTGTTGTAATTGCAATTTTTCTACCTGCTTATACAATTCTTCGATAAGCATAAATTGTTCGGAATCAGCGGGGTAAGGATCCAAGAGTACCACGGGGCCATCCGATACGGAAAGCTGTGTTCTCTATGAGATCCTTCTCCATTAGTTCTAAGCGATTTAATGCTTTGTTTTGAGTTTCAATTATGCCGAAGTAAGCCCAGGTCCCGATCGCAACCAGCGCGATGAGGCTGGCTACTGTTTTCATCGGCATTTGAACGGCTGCTTCGTCTGAAATTTTTAGTGCCATTAGTTACAATTGTTTTTGCTTAAGTCTGTAGGTACTTCTTTAGTAAACCATACATAAGATGAAATCTTAGTTCCTTCTTGTGTATAAGTACATTTTTGCCCGACTGTGCAGGCACTTAACGCAAATAAAAGTGCTAATAATAAATATAATTTTTTCATAAATTAGGTCCTCCCCATATTGCTAATAATATTAATAAAATAATTAAAATTCCAGTGAAATAATAATTCATACTGTTTCCTCATTATTGACAACTCTCACATTCTCCAGTGTCGTCTATTACAAGACCACCTTCATTTTCAAAACTTTTATCTTCTGCTCTACTGTTACACTCACAGTTGGTACACTCACCTTCCGCGTTTGGACAGTGACACATTTTATTACATTTTTTACAATATCGTTCAGTCATTTTTCTTTTCCTCAATTCCGTAGAAGAACTTATCAGTATCTTCTGTTTTCCATTTACCTGTGTCTTCAACATTCCAATCTGAAGTTTGCACTTTCCAATCTGGAACTTCATCTTTAACAGTAAAAGATGGAATACTCCATATAATTCTATTGTTTGGTTGTGCTGCATAATTTCCATCCTCTAGAGCGAGAATGTGGGCGCACTTATGTTCATGCGGTATTTCAGAATGATCTGTATCTACTATATTACTCTCTGGATGTGCCCAGTCAACGGTAAAGAGATAAGCACCTGGATGCCACTTCTTGTCTTTTCCAATATATTTACCTGATTGTCCGTCTAGGATATCAAAAGAAGTAACGCTAGGATAGTAACTAAAGCAATTCCACAGCTCCAGCTCGTCAAGTCTATATCCAGGAACTTCTTTTGCATCATAGCCTCTTTGAACGAAGGCCGAAATAGGGAGACGATAGAAGACAGCACCGTTCTCCATAATAGCATGAAAGAGGACAGGACGTCCTGTAATAGATGCCAGCCCAAATATAATGCAGTCTTCAACTTCTCCATGATGTTCTTTAAGATCATAGAGATATTCTCTCCTGATCTGTGAATACATCACAGGAATGTTCGCATTGAGATAGGCCATGCATAAATTATTTTATTAAAGCGATTATCGCAATAACAACTATCACTATAATAACAGATTTCTGTTTATTAGCTTTAGCCCATGTTATTACTTTTTTTATATGGTCCATAGTTTCCTCCTGGTTAATCGTATATATCACCCCAATTAGACCCGAACTCATAGTCTACTTTATTGGGAATTTCAAGTGTAACAGCATTCTCCATAATCTCAACGATTTTTTGGGCATCTTTTTCATTCTCAATAGACAGATCAAGTTCATCATGAATTTGAATATGTGCTGTAATTCCTTCTTTATACAACTCTAGCATAGATTTTTTTGTCATGTCAGCCGCTGACCCTTGAATTAATTTATTTAAAGATTTGTATGTGTAAGCTCTTCTAATCCCTGGTCCATGTTCCCTGAGTGCATCTTCATGCGACATGGCCTTATGCATACCAAAACTATTGGGTTCCCATAAATGGAATCTACAAAGTCTTCCAAGTAAAGTTCTTATCTGTCCCCGATCCTGTGCTCTGTTAGAAGCTTTCTCCATTAGCTGTTTAACAAAGGGAACTTTAGCGTGGTATTGATTAAATAATTCTGCTGCTTTATCTTTTGTTACTCCTAATTCTGCTTGTAGTTTAGCTTTCCCCATTCCATAAAATAACCCTAAATTAATGGTCTTGGCCTGCGTTCTTGGAATTTCTGCCATGTCTGCTACGGTTTGATGGAAATCTGATTTAATATTATTTTTATAGGAATCTACAACATCGTAAACTGAAGGTAGTTTATAGAGTGATGCATAATGAACAACGAGTCTTGGTTCTTGCTGATTGTAGTCAAAACATCCCCACTTACATCCTTCTTCAGGTATAAACAAACTTCTAATCTTGGGGCCTAGATCTTTGTTTCTTGCAGGAATCTGTTGGAGGTTAGGATTTTGATATGAAAATCTTCCAGTTACAGTTCCACCACCAGCATTTCTAAGTTGGTTGATCTCTGCGTGTATTCTGCCTTTATGTTCATATCTTAAAATAGAATCTATAAAAGTTGTATGAGCTTTATTAATCTCTCTTGCTTTGGCAATCATATTAACGACGGGATGTTTGTGTTCTTGTAAAAAATTTTTAGTAAAGCTTGGAGCTGAAGTTTTATCCGTCCGTGGATATTCTAATCTTAATACATCAAAGACATTCGCAATTGATCTTGCAGCCCATATCTGTGTGTCTATATTTGTTTCTCCTTTTATCTTATGTAATAATTCTTGTTCTGATTTTTTAAATTCTGTCTTCATCGCTTGAGCTCTTTCAATATCTACACGTACACCTTTGAATCGCATGTCCACAAGACATGGAAATAAATCGGTTTCTAGATCAAATATATCTTCTAAATCTTGATGAAGTATTTCTTTTTTCATTTCTTGCCACAGACCCAGGGTTACCTCTGCGTCTCTCTCTGCATACGACCCTACATGCATCGCTGGAAGTTTATACATCTCAGCTTTGGGATCTATACCCCATTCCTCTGCTGCTTCTGCTAATGCTCTTTCATTTTTACCATATCCTAGATAATGCCAAGATAAACTATTAAGGTCATACCTGAATCTATTTTCATCTGTCACGGCTGCAGCCAGCATCGTACACACAATGTTACCATTTATTTTAAAACCCATAGCTCTTAACCAGCAAACGTCATAGATTGCATTGTGAAATATTTTTGTGGAAGAGGAGTCTAATATATCTTTTAACCACTCCAATACTTTCTTACGATCCATATTACCGCCGCCTTCATGGGCAATGGGAAAATATCCTTTGTAAAAAGAAGTAGCGACAGCGATGCCTATAACTTCTCCATTACCAATAATAGAACCAGATCCTTTTTTAATTAGGTCAGGATCTTTTGTTTCTAGATCGATTGCAATTTCATCTACTTGTCTTAAGTCTGGAAATTCAGTGGGTTTTACCCATTCTGTCTGGGCTTCAAATTTAGGTATTCTCATATTTTCCTTAAAAGTAGTTAAAGTTAAGATTAATTCTAGCTTGTTGATCCGTACACTTCCTTTCCACCTTTGTAGGGGTGCCTACATATATATTTAATAACATTTCCTTCTGGAAAAAGCAACTTGTTCTCGATTACGAATTTACTTGGCTGTATTTTCATTTTCCTGTAGTGTGTTCCGCCGATTTGTTTATTGTAGACTTTCGATGTCATATCCTTTATCCTCCTTTTTTGCCGCCATGATATATAAATTTTGTTTAGTACGTGTGACGCCCACATACCATACTCTGTTTTCTTCATCCTCTTTGTCTTGACTTTTTTCGATAGCCTCCCTGATAGTTTTAGTATTATCTAAGATAAGAAGAACATTATCCGCTTCCCCACCTTTAGCTGCATGAATCGTTGATAGTTTAACCCTGGCTTCTTTGGATAATTCTTCATCACTTTGAAGCATATCTCTAATATATAAACTGTCCTCAGGTTCAGTTTCAAAAATTTCAAACCATGGCACGATTGGGACATAACCAAATTCTTTTAGATCATACATTCGTTCTTCCTTTTGTGGAAAGTCTTTACCTAGATATTCAAAAAGATCACGACATTCTGAGATAGAAAGTAATGATCCATTGGTCCAACGCGTGTAGTTTTGTATGGCTGAATAGAGTCTTGTTTTATAACTTTTTCTATCTTTATATTCGAAATAAATTCCCATCTCCCTAAGAATAGGTTTAAGTTTTATTAGTTTATCATTATATCTAGCTAACACTAACCATTTTCCTTCATGTAAAGGAACATCTTCGATAGATGTACCAAAATATATTGAGCCGTCTTCATCTCGGGCTTCCCATTTTTTTTTCAGTCTCCGTTCATCTGGTATTTTACTTAAAATATTGGCAGCAATGTGTTGGACTAATCTAGGAACTCGATAAGATTGGGGTAATACTATTTCTTTTGCAGGCTCTTGTTGAAATCTTTTAACATCTGCTCCGGCCCAACCGTAAATAGCTTGATCATCATCACCAGCTAATATAATATGTTTAGAATTTTTCTTTAAAACATCAAACATTTTCCATTGAATCGGCGATAAGTCCTGTGCTTCATCAATAAAAACGACGTCATATTTTGGACATAATTCTGCCATAATGAATTTTTCAATCATATCTGTAAAATCTTTAAGGTGAAAGGACTCTTTATAATTATTTAATTCATCTCTTAAAATATATAATAAATTTTTTTCTAGATCGTAAGAATACATGCCGGTGTTGTACTCTTGCTCAATGGATATTTCTTTGATTCTTGCCGCATTAATTAAATTAAAATATTCACTGTCTGAATCTACGAAACCTGTTTTTTCTTCTCCATTACTATAAACTGTTACTTCTATACCTACACTTCTACCTATATCTTCGTAGTGTTCGTCCTGCATCACCTCACTTTTTTTCATTCCCAGTTTCCAGAATGCTAGAGAATGTAAAGTTCTAAAATGTTTTAAATCTTTTTCCTTGAGTTTTTTATTTTGGTCCAACATTCTTTCCTTAGCTTCTGTGGCAGCTTTTTTTGTAAAAGCAAAATACCCTATTTTGTCAATTGGAGTTCCTAGTTTAAGAAAAGTTCGGGCGTAATGTAAGAGACGAGTTGTTTTCCCTGTTCCCGGAGGCCCGAGTATTTTTCTCATCATAAGATTTCCGTTTTATGTTTTATTTGAGTATGATGAATGGGGACGTTTTCAAATTCTTTTATAGAAATTTTTACAATATTTTTAGTAGGTGTATTATATTTTCCTTTATCTTTGGCAGGGAATCTTTTTTGATCTAGAAATTCTATTTCACATTTTTTATAGGTCGCTTCCATCATGGTGCCTGTTTTATCTTCACTATATTTCCAGTTCTTGGACTTTAATTTGTCATAAAATTTATCAAATTTAAAAAAAGCATATCCTTCTTCTATTAAAACTGTTCCTGTCTTGAATCCTGCATCATTCATAGCTTTAGGACCATTAATTTTGGCATGAAGTACATCATGTAATTTTTCTTTAGAGGATGTTCCTATCGGAGGGTTAACTATTTTTTCAGTTTTCCACAAAGCATCCAGAACTATTTGATCTTTATCTCCTTTGATAATTGGAGGAGCAAATCCTGCAGCTTTAGATATTGAGTTTCTTCTTTTACGTTGGTCGTTTACATGTTCAACCGAACGACAATGGACGGTAGCTGTGCTTACTCCATCAGATTTAATTACATCGAATTCATATTCTGGCTCAGGATCGAGATCTATTTTTTTAAGATTAGTTAAGATTGGATAAGTTCCTTTTGATCCTGCTAAAACTCCAAATTTTTTCTTAACACAAATTCCTTTTTTACAATAATCATTGATAGGACTTTCAGTACAAGTAAATCCTTTTTCAGATTTATTCCACGATCTTATTTTTGCATTAAGAATTCTGTCGTCCCACGCATTAGCATGTTGTTGTTCAAAATATTTTACTGGTGCATTTTTAACTTTTTGTTTCCAAGTATCTTCATACTTCATCTTCACAAATACATGATAATTATACATAAATCTGTCTTTGCCATCAAAGGCAGGATTCTTCATAATCTTGCTAAGTGTGGCTAGACAAGGTGGTCCATCTTTAAATTCTTCATCGGCGCCTTCATAAATTGCCTGATCAATGCCTTCAGTAATTTTATTTAATTCATCTGGATTTACTAAATTGGATTCGATTAAAGGTATGAAGTGTTCAAAAGTGAATTCGGTTCCGTCTATGTTTAAAGCTCTTCTTTCTGTTTTATTAAAATAAGGCAAATTAATAAATTGTCCTGGTCTTAAACCACCTCGCTCAAGATCCCGAGTCAGTTGGGTTTGTTTGGGAAAAATTTCTGTGTCTGCTTTTAGGTTAAAGAGGGGAAGAAGATTACTTAAAAAAGATTTTAATGTGGCTGCATCTACAAACTTTTCCATAAAGATATATAAATGAAGGGCCCCACTTTTTGATAGAATAGGGATAAGAGGGAGTTTGTATTCTTGAATTTTATCTATAATAAATTTTTTATCAAAATGCTCATAGTGCGATGGATCAATGTCAATAAGTCCAAATTTAGTTTCGCCTGCTTCATTACATGGCTGAATTCCAATTGATTTAGTTCCGTTTAAGTGATCAATGTAAACTTGATCAGTGAGTTCTTCATAATTCCAGCGATAGTCTCCTGGTTTTAATCTAAGTTTTCCGCTATCGGGATCACGATAAGCATTCTTGATATTAGCGACACCATACGCTCCGCGATAACCATTAAAAATCTGTATATATTTCTTTTCCATAAGTATCTTTCCATGGGCCCTTCAGTCTCCCTCCAGGCCCACGTCATGCATGCTTTTCTCCTAAGAGAAAATTAGAAATGCGATTCAGACCCTTTTGGTTTTTCCTCGCCATGTTTTGCTTGAACATTTCCTTTGGAAATGTTTTCAGAAAACGTTTTGGCTTGTTGATAGAGTGAACTATCACTGACTGGTCCTACCTTACTTACTTCCCAACCAAACCAAGTGCCCTTGTCATTAGACAATTGAGTTGTTTTTAGTCTGTAAATATGGCTAAAAGATGCTGGAGTAAATAATCCATCTTTACCTTTTAGTTTTAAACCACTCATCATTGAGTTCCATTTTCTACTAATTTTTAATTGAGTAGACTTCATAGAAATCAAGGCTGTTGAGGGACTATCTCCTAAGACAATCACAAAGTGTGATGCAGTTTTTTCGATGTAATTACCATTAGGTAATCTATCTTTATAATTTGCATCTGCCTTTGTTTTTGACATGATGTCGGATGAAGATGGGTAGATGTTAATGGGTGCACCTAGACCTTCTCCTCTATCCTTCCATTCAAGATATTCAAGTTTATAAAAAGCTGGAATAACATTAATGCCTTCCGTCCCATCATATAACTCTCCAGTAACAGAATTGTAAATCATTCCTGCTTCTGCACCTTCCACATATTTACCATCCCTTTTATTTACTTCAGGAGATAATTGTGCAAGGATTTTTAAGAAAGGCAACGCTAAGTCTTGTTGACCTATACTGCCTAATCCTTTCCCCATGTCATCTTCAAACACATTGGCTGGAAGAGGAGCATCGGTTTTTTTTGTCATGGTTCCTTGTTCTTTGTTCATGATTATTTTTTCCTTGTTATTTTTGTTCTGTTGCCCGTGAACAGGTTAAAAAGATCAGAGGGAATCTCTTGTCCAGATTCTAAACGCTCTCTGACCAATGCTTTAAGTGTCATAGGTTCAACCTTTAATTTCTGGACAGGTTGATACCCTTGACCTTTTGCAAGGATCGCATATTGCGATGCCTTGGTGTCTTCGTCACGACCAAAAGCAACAGTAACCTCATTTTTAATAAGATCACCTAGGCCGTTATCTCGAAGCCATTTAAAAGCTTCTTCTCGTTTTGCAACGGGAATTGAAGCTCCGTAGACGGGTTTAACTTCAACCGAAGATCCGTCTGCGAGTTTTAATGTGGAGATGTTCATTTCCTGCATCATTGTAGGAATGATTTCTCCTGAAACTAATTCCACTTTTCTTTTAAGTTCTTTTAGTTCCGTTTCTTTGTTAGCTAATTCATCTTCTAGATTCGTTAGCTTAACTACTTGATCAGATAATTTATTAGATTCATTTACTGAATCCAAGTCCTTTCTCTGGTCTTTTTCAAAATCAATTGTCATCTATTTCTCCTTTCTCAAAAATGTTAATAGCAATGGAATAATAAACTTTATCTTGTTTATCCCATTTGAGTAATTGATATTTACCGTTAGTTATATCAGATACAATAGAACATGCTACTCCAATGATAGCCGGATCCCCGGTTAATAATAAGTAATCCGTTGTCTTATAATCTTTTAAAAGATTACGAAGTTTAAATATTAATGGACCTGGCGAAAAGATTATTTGAGAAAACTCTGGTAATAAAAATTTAAATTTTCCATATTTAGATGCACTCATAATATTTATTTTAGGAGCCCCAGCTTTTGTGCCAGGTATTTCCTGTATAACATATACAATAGGCGAGTTTTCACCGCTTCCTAGTACACTAAACATTTTATATCCTTTCTAACATTGACAAATGTTATAGTTTATCCTATAAAAGAAGTCAAGAAAGAAATATGAATTATAAGTTTAAGACAAAGCCCTATGAGCATCAGTTAAAAGCTTTAGAGGTTTCCTGGGAGAAAACCTATTTCGCATATTTTATGGAAATGGGTACCGGTAAATCAAAAGTTTTATTAGATAATATAGCCATGCTGTATGATAATGGAAAAATTAATGGCGCTTTAATTGTGGCTCCTAAAGGAGTTGTAGGAACCTGGTATGATCAGGAAATACCAACCCATCTTCCGGATCATATAGAAAATAAGGTAATATTATGGCAAGCAAATATTACTAAAGAACAATCTAGAAAATTAGGCACGTTATTTAAAACAGGGGAAGAACTTCATATATTAATTATGAATGTAGAAGCTTTTTCAACTCAGAAAGGCAGAGATTTTGCCACTAAGTTTTTATCTTGTCATAATACTTTATTCGCGATTGATGAAAGTACTACGATAAAAAATCCGGATGCAAAAAGAACTAAAAATATTTGTTCATTGGCTCCTCATGCTAAGTATAGAAGAATTCTTACAGGTTCTCCGGTTACTAAATCTCCCTTAGATCTCTATAAACAATGCGATTTTTTAGAGCCAGAATTATTGGGGCATACTTCTTATTATACATTTAGAACACGCTATGCAGTGATGAGAACAGCCAACTTTGGAGGACGCTCGGTTCAAATAGTAGTTGGGTATAGCCATCTTGAAGAATTGGCTGAAAAATTAAAAGCTTTTTCTTTCAGAGTATTGAAAGATGAGTGTTTAGATTTGCCGGCTAAAACTTATATGAAAAGAATTATTAAATTAACGCCTGAGCAAGAAAAAGTTTATAAACAAATGAAGCATTTAGCATTAGCTCAAATGGAGGGTAAGATGATGACTACTGCTACAGTTTTAACCCAGCTTATGAGACTCCAACAAATTAATTGTGGTCATTTCACTGCCGATGATGGAACTATTAAACCCATAAAAAATAATCGAATAACTGAACTGCTTGACACGTTGGAAGAGATACACGGAAAAGTTGTTATTTGGGCCCATTACCAGTACGATGTAGAAACAATCGTAGAACATCTTAAAAAAGAATACGGAGATAATTCAGTAGTAACTTATTACGGAAAAACTCCTATGAATGAGCGTCAAGATAATATTCAAAAATTTCAGGATCTCGAAAGTTCTGTAAGGTTTTTAGTTGGAACAACTCAAACAGGTGGCTATGGAATAACACTGACGGCCGCATCTACTATGATTTATTATTCTAATGGATATGATTTAGAGAAGCGCCAACAGTCGGAAGCGAGAATTGATAGAATCGGTCAACATTTCCCTATGACGTATATTGATCTTATGGTAGAAGATACAATTGATGAAAGAATCGTTAAAGCTTTGAGAAAAAAAATAAATATTGCTACTAAGATCATGGGTGAAGAATTAAAATCATGGATTTAAAAGAATACATTTTACCGAAGAACAGCATGCTGGGGGGATGGTATATTCCTCACGGAATTTGCGATGATCTTATAACCTTGTTTAAAGAGAGTGAAGAATATCAGCAGCCGGGAGTTGTGGGTCCGCCTTTACGTATTAATCCCGATGAAAAAAGGTCTACAGAAGTTCCTATCCACCCTTCTTACGATAATCCGACTATGGTGATATACAGAAGTCTTATAGGAAACATTATTCACCTATATGAAAAGAAATACCCTGAAGTTGAAGAATTTAGTAAATTTGGAATGGTCGAATCTTGCCAAATTCAGCATTATAAGCCAGGAGAGGGAT